TTTGCACCCTCCCAGAAATCAAAAGGTTCAATGACCGGATCACTATCAAATTCCGGCTTTACTGCTGATAGAATCTTATCAAAGATTTTCTGGCCGAATCGGAAGATCTTTACAGTACCCTCAAGTGAAGGATCTGCTGGATTACTGACAACATATACGTTGGCATAATAAGATAGTTTACGCTTTCTATCGCGGGCAATTGCCTTATCAGATTCAATTCCACTGTTCCAGAGTGCGCTGTTTTGGGAACATATAAAGCACGATTCATTATGAGTTGTTGGACAATTCTCAATGAGCCACTTGCCATTTACCTGAAAACCATGATTATAAAGGCGAACAAAGGCTGCATCTTCTCCTGATGGGGCAGGAAGAAAGCGTAGAATCGCTCGTCCATTTCCACTCTTATCTGTTTCTAATTTAAAGATATTTTTATCTTCGGTATAAGAGCTACTATTTAATTTTTCGGCATCTTTCAGGAGCTTTTCGGTAAGAGCACCGATTCCTGATTTGCTCTGCTTTTTAAGCTGTTTGAAATCCATAATACGTTGAATTGCGTTAGATGTTTTGTTTGTTTTGATTTGGAAGCTTTTTGAAATCAAAGGTTTGCCAACCAGGAATATTTAGAAAATCAAGAAGAAATAACTTTTACCCTTTTTGATGTGTCAATTCCTCTTGCTCGTTGATAATGGGTCAATGCTCCTGCGTTGGAAATACGTCCTGTTACAGTACATTGAAATCTAGTTGCATTTCCTTTTTTTAAGAATGCACTTCTTTGATCAGGAGTCATATTTGCCCATCTGCTTTTTGCTGATGCGCTTATTTGTTCTGGGGTTGAATTTGCCTGATATGTCGCTCTCGCTTTTTTTGCTGCGGCTCTTCTTTGTTCGGGGGTTCTACTTGCATTTACTTTTTTTGCTATTGCGCTTCTTTGTTCAGTGGTTCTATTTTCATTTATTTTTCTTGCCCAGTCACTTCTTTGTTCGGGAGTCTTATTCTCCCACACTTTCTTGCCGGTGGCCCGATTTATGGCTAAACTAATTCTAATGCCACAAGATTCATTAAGACAGTTAATGTCTGTATTATAAACGGGGCGAATAAGTTCTTTTTCAAATTCTTGAGCCTGTAGCCATCCATCATCGGTATAATCAAATTCTTTAAGAATCTCTTTCTGTGGATTATAGATTTGCCATTTTTCTTTATGGGTTATTGGGCTTCCCATATACTCTTCGTTAAAGGTTTTTTCTTTATGAACTCCAATGTAGTAAAGAGGTGCCTCTTGAAAGGTTATTTTGTAGACGTAAATTCTTGGTTCCATAGTTTATCTGGAAATTCTGTTTAAATGATTACCAGCCATATTTAGAAGAGCATATCCAGGGCATTTGGAGCGGGAGTTTTGTTTATTCTCTCGGAACCAATTTTAAAATAGTTCTCATTAAGTTCCATACCGATATAACTTCTCCCCGTCTTCTTTGCGGCAGCACCAGATGTTCCACTTCCAAATACATTATCTAGAATCACATCACCCTCATTGGTATAGGTCTTAATAAGGTATTCCATAAGAGCTAAAGGTTTTTGTGTTGGGTGTAGACCCTTTTCCTGTTTGAATTTTATAACAGTTTTTGGATACCTAGAACCTTCTGGATTATCACGATGCTCGGATTTCAGATCTCCATAGACTTCGCCCAGTTTTTTCTTGGTTGACTTAAATCCGCCATAAGGAGTAGAAAGAGTCATCTGTGGATTGTATGTTGGACTCTTTCTATAGAAGACCACTATATTCTCGTGAGACTTAAGAGGCTGATATTTGGCTACCATTGGATTTGTTCCTTGGGGTTTTTCCCATATCCATTCATATCTAAAATTTTTAAGATTGGATGATATAAGAGCCGTAGTAAAGGGTTGAGATGCAGTGAAAACCATTGCTGCATTTTCTCTTGCAATTCTATTATATTGTATCCATAAAGGCTCAAATGGAATAAGAATATCAAACTTTGCGGCTGTTATTTCATATGGTAGATCTGCCAGAATCATATCAACCGAATTGTCAGGAATACTCGGCATAATCTCTAGGCAATCTCCTTGATATAAATCAATCAATTGAAATAACCTCCGGCGTGATATTGGCATTGAGCAGCTTTATTGTGGTCCAGATTTGACCGCTCAAGGAGTGTCTTATCTCTGCTCTGTAATTATCAGTGTCACAGTACCATCCAGTCTGATTTTGATTTTTACCATATTTCGGTAACCAGATTGCCTCTGAATAGTTTAACAATTTACTCTCAAAGAAAAAGATGTAATAGTTCTTACTTGAAGGCTTTTTTGTCTCGGTTGCACAGCACACATAAACATCTTCTTTCTTATCTGAGAAGAATTTTATCTTATCCTCGAGGGTTTCATACTCTCCGCTTCTAGATCCACTTATAACGAGAGTCTCATTTTTTCTATTGTATTTGCCACTCTTATTTGATATTCTATATGTCTCACCATCAATGGTGCATACCTGATCTTTTCCGATACAATGAGACTTATCTGGTTTCCAATCGCTATATCCTTCACCGTCTTCAACGGATTTGGCAAATACCTCTTCCCAATATTCGGCGATTACAGGTAGATCGTAAAGTTTATGGTGTTTTTTTATTCGTTTTTGTATAGCTCGCTTTATTGTTTTGTTTAACATCAAATATATTTGCGTATTATTTCGCTGTATCTATTATGATCAATCTCAAGAAACGGTGAATATTTCTCTAGCTTGCTGCTGATAATATTCCATATTGGATCTTGTAGAAACTCATTATATTTTTCCTTTAGTTTCAAGACCGTTAACATAATAAGAAGAGTCTCAAATTTAATTGTCTTATTAAGATAAGACCTCAAGATCTTAGGATGTTTTGAGCCATCTATTTTTACTACTTCAAACAGATGTTGATTATCTGTAAGAGTTCTTAGGTCTTGCTCAAAAATGTATGATAATGACTCTCTAATTCTAAGACCTTCTGTGTATATTCCTTCACCGTTTTTAATAATATCACCGATCCACAATGAGGCGGGATTGTCAGATGCAACGAAATTGAAAACAAAGAAATCTATTATCTCTTTTGGTTTCTTCTTTCTGCCCAATCTTTCAAAAAATAAACGATCTTTAGATTTCTTAAATGTCTCTTGAGAGCATTTTATTTTACCGTGATATTTAAAGTAATCATATGAAGGAGTTGAAAAATGTCTTTTCAGTGCAAGAAAGGTGACATAAACTTCAAACGGATTCATAAGGGCAGTCTAGCCTTAGAACCTCCCTTTAGAAAATTGAGTCTAGTCGCATCGCCTTGAATTTTTTCCTTAAGAGTTTTGGTTATTAGCTTTGGAGCTAATTCGATGTCAATATTATTGGCGTCACAGTATTCAGTAATTGCAGAGATGTAATTTAGATCATCTCTTTCTGAAACCATTTTCTCAATCTCTGCTGCAAATTTATCTGGACTATTGAACTTCTTCTCAAATTCTTGCTTCAATTCATCGGTTGCTTTCATTTTTGTCTGATATAAATTTGTTGATGTATTTTCTTAAAATCTTGACATACTTCCGCAGGTCTTTTTCAATATAGACTTTCACCTCGCCATTTTGACAAGACATAATGATCACTAGCTGTTTTGGCATGATGCCAAATAACTCTGCATACATGAGAGCATAGGTAAAACATTGAACAAAATAACCTTCAATCCATTCTACGGGCTTTGGTTCTTTTGATGTCTTATGGTCTATGACACTTAGAACTCCCTCATAATCGGCGATCATATCTGGAGTTCCGGCTAATTCCCATAACAGTGAATACAACGGATTCTCAATCGTATAGATCTTTCCTATCTTCTTAAAGGTTGGAATTGCATTTCTAAAAAGTATTTTAGCAAGAGCTGACTTCTCTGGAATTTCTTCGTTCTTGAAAAATGCCTCAGAGAGTGCATGATATTGTGTTCCTAAAGTTGTGTCAAATTTTGTGACCCTGTTTGCCTCGTCTTCACCAACTCTCTTTCGCCATTCTGCAAGTTTTTCTTTGTTATAATTTGATGTAACTGAGGTAACAGAAATAAATGTTAGTTCTTTTTCGGCATCAGGAATTTTATAATACCTGATGCCGTCAATAGTTGTTCGCTTTATTTTCGGAATGTCTAGTTCGGCGTGTTCAAAGATGGGTCGTTGGATTACGTTTAATTTTTCTTTTAGATTCATTTTTACTGAGTATCAATTTTATGTTCCGCCACAAGGAATTCTTTAACCAAATTTGAACGAATCACATCTTCAATGCCAAATTTAATAAGGTCAACTGATTGCATTTCATTTAAGACCTCAACAAAATTATTAAAACCCATGCGCTCACTTTGCTTCACTAGATCAGATTGCCTATAATCTCCTGCAAAGAAAATCTTACTATCTTGTCCAACGCGAGTGATAATGGTAGAAAGGTGGTGATAGTTAAGATTCTGGCATTCGTCCACAATTATTAGACAATTATCAAAAGTGGTTCCTCTAAGAAAAGAGACACACATGAAGTCAATTATCTTTTCACTCTTAAGAAGTCCATAGATCATTTCAAATTCTTCATCCGTTGAAAGATCAAACATGGATTGAACCATTTGCTTATAAGGAGCCTCAAATGGTGCAATCTTCTCTGCCACATTACCAGGAACGAATCCAATTTCAAGAGATTGTACAGTAGACCTAACAATAAGGATCTTATCATAAGGAGTTCTTTCGTTAAGAACTTCTCTGAGTGCATTGTAAAGAAGAACGTGAGTTTTACCCGTTCCCGGCGATCCGTAAGCTAAAATATTTTGTCCTCGTTCATAAGAATCAAAAAGCTTGGCCTGATTATCAGTAAGAGGGTGCATTTTATGCAACAGCTCTAAATTAATTGTTCTACCATTTCGTCTTTGATTTTTATTGTAGCCTAAAGAAGTTCGTTCGGATGTAGCCCTTCTTTTACGAGTCATAGGTTTGTGTATGTTTGTTTGTTAGATTTTACCAATTTGGCTCTTTGTGCCGGCTGATTTATTTACCTTTTGTAGGACTTCATTCCATCCTGGGTTCTTTTTAATGAGCTTATCTTTCCACTCTCCGGTTTCTATAAATCCGGCGGCACCTTCAGCCCAATTCCGGACCCAAGGTTTGTTATTTTGAAACCAGGGAATAATATCGTGAACGCTCATTTCAATTACTTTAGTTTCACCAGTTTCTTTATTAATAATCGGATAAATTGCCATTTTCTTTCGTAGTTCTAAAGTATTTATTGGTAATCATATGACCCATTCAGTATTAGCTCCACCCAAAGCTTCAGAGACAACTGGAAAACACTCAGCAAAAATAGCCTTACATGCCTTTGCCACTTCTTGATGTTCTAGTTGGGTTCCATTCTTTTCTCTGAGAGCGATATATGTGATCCACGATCTAAGACTTCCTTTCATATAAAGTCTAGTCATTGTTGCACCTGGAAGTACCATTCGGGCGCATTCCTTTGCCACCCCAAGGCTCAAAAGTTTCTTATAGAGATTTCGTGAGACCCCAAAATGCTGTCTAATTTCTTCTTGTAGTGTGAGTTTTAAATAAACACCCAAATCATCAGTTGAGTTTTGTCTATTCTTAGTGTCTTGCTTTCTTAAATCTGGAACAGGAATATCCAGATCCAATTCTGTAGCATCAGCATATCTTTGAGAAAATTGTTGAAATTCAAAGCTCCTGTGCCGAAGAATTTGTGTTGCAATAGGAAGTTGACAGTTAATCTCTACCGTCATATCGGCCATCTGGAAAATACTCCAGTGCTTCTCTTTGATACAATACTTAAGAAGACCGCTAAATTCTTCGTTGTCCTGATTTTTAGGATTAGATACTCTTGCACAATATGCAATTAACTTTTCCGCATCTTGTGTATGTGAAACTAATTCAACTTTGCTGCTCATTCTCTTCTTCTCTATTTTTCTTACGGGAATTTTTAAGGTCTTTCACAAGAAGTTTAATCTCTTTATAAGCCTCATCTTCGGTCATTTTATTTCCAATTTCAAGACCCACAATAATACCAATTCTATCTGCAAATGCTGCAAGGTCCTTTTCAAAAGGTGTCAAATTGTAAGCCATTAATCTACCTCCAAATATTCAGGGTCTTCAAATTCTTTTTGTATATTCTGCATCATATCTTCAAGTCTGATAACATTATTTTGCTCATCCTCAACGATAATCTCGTCTTCAAGTAGTTCAACAATATTCTTTAAATTCTGAATTAGAAGTTTAAGGGTCTTATTGTTAAGCTTTTCTTTGGCTGGCTCGTTTGAGCTATAGTATCCTAGCATAGGTTCTCCTGTTTGTCAAGCCCCCCTCTGGAGGCAGTGTTTATCGGGCAATATCTTTTATTGTATGGTGCTGACAATTAATATTCTGTAGAATGTATTGAACACCAAGATTAGAATCTGCCTTTCCGCAAGTGAAAATATCAAATGCAGCTTTTCCTTTCTCTGGAAAGGTATGCACGGAAATATGAGATTCAGATAGTAATAAAATGGCAGTAACTCCTTGTGGTTCAAATTTATGAGACATGCAATTCAAAACTGTTGCTCCACACTTTTCGGCTGCTACTCTTAAGACTTGAATAAGAAATTGCTCGTCATTAAGTAGATTGAAATCACAACCGTAAACGTTTAACAGACAGTGATGACCCATGCTACTCATCAGGAGTGTCCTCCAACAGCTTAGAAACAATTTGTTCAGTTCCGTCAAGATTTTTCATTTCGTATAACCTGCTCCGCATATAACGTTTAACTTTCTTGTATTTCTTAAGAAGTTTATCCAATTCCTTCTCATTAATAATCGCCTTGGCAAAACCACTCATCGTTTCCAGTTTCTAGGGTTAATTTTTCCATTAGAATGCTCAATTTTATAAATATGATTTCCAAACCTATCATAATAAAGGTCAAAGACAGTTACCATTTTTGAAGAACGGCAGATGTCAATGTGATTTCCATCGTTATCACTGTACTCAACAATATGTGCATCTGAAGGCAATTCATTAAGATTTATGTCATCTCTATTCACATCGCTCAATAGAATTTCACAATGATAATTGCTAGGTAAAGTGTTCAGCTCTTCGGTCGTCCACGGTTCGGACTTATTACTCATTTTTTATTCTCCATTTCTTTATAAAACTCATAGGCTCTTACAGTTTGAATGACTTCTCGGGTTGCGTTTGGGTTTCTTTCAACATGCCAGCGAACAGTCCAATCCTTATCTCGGGCAAGAAGTGTTAGGATTTCTGGTGGTGTGTTGGGGTTTCGGGCAACACTCCAGCGAACATCCCCATCCTTATCTCGGGCAAGAATTGTTAGGATTTCTGGTGGTGTGTTGGGGTTTTGTGCAACTCTACAGCGAACACTCCAACGCTCATCTCGGGCAAGAATTGTTAGGATTTCTGGTGGTGTGTTGGGGTTGTGTGCAACACCGCAGCGAACACAATAACCCTCATCTCGGGCAAGAATTGTTAGGATTTCTGGAGGAGTGTTGGGGTTGTCTGCAACACCGCAGCGAACACAATAACCCTCATCTCGGGCAAGAAGTGTTAGGGCTTCTGGGGAAGTGTTATGATTGTCTGCTAACAGAAGATTTTGGTCTTTCATAATGTTTGATGCTCTTTATAAAACTCATAAGCTCTTACAGTTTGAACGGTTTCTCTTGTTGCGTTTGAGTTTCTTCCAACTTCATAGCGAACGTTCTCATTCACATCTCGGGCAAGAATTGTTAGGATTTCTGGTGGTGTGTTAGGATTGGATGCAACTCCACAGCGAACACCCACACTCTCATCTTGAGCAAGAATCGTTAGGGTTTCTGGTGGTGTGTTGGAATTGATTGCAACCCAATAGCGAACATCCCCGTCCTCATCTCGGGCAAGAATTGTTAGGATTTCTGGTGGTGTGTTGGGGTTGTCTGCAACTCTATAGCGAACACTCCAATCCTCATCTTGGGCAAGAAGTGTTAGGGCTTCTGGTGGAGTGTTGGGGTTGTTTGCAACTTCCATACGCTGTTGTGGATCTTTTTCTTCCAAGATTTTGGCTAGAGTTTCTGGGGAAATATCTAAACTATTCATCAAACTCTATTGCTCCACTGAATCTCGGGAAATGCTTCTTTAACAACATCAAACGAGATGTTATACTTTGACTGTAGTTTTTTATCCTTCACTAGACACATAATTTCAGCTTCTCGGGGATGCAATCCTTGAATTATATTGATAAACATGGTCTCTCTGCGAATACTAGACAGACTATCATTTCCACCAACAATAAAGTTAAAGAATTTACTATGCTCTCTACGGATTGTGGTGCGGTTATTACTGCCATAACTATCGATCATTTCAGATGATACGATCTGCTTATTCAAACTATCCGAGAAACTGGTATCATTACCGACAACTCCAATATCTCGGGCCTCTGCAAAGGGTACATCGCCTTCTGGAATTGCAGATCTAATGCTATCATCATAATTCCAAATGAATACGGCCATTATAGATGGATCTTTATATTCCTGTAGAATTTCTACCTTCTTGGCATTGCTTCGCTGTTTTACTACCAAATCAAAAACTTCAAACAAAAATGGATTGCTCTGAAGCTTTTCAGGTGTCGCTGGTTTCTTCTTGGTCGTCTTCGTCTGTGTAGTCATAATCTCCGTCAAAAGTTACTGCGTGTAGAATGTCTGGCCTAATACTACCATCGGGATTATACATCTCTGGATGGAGTCTTGGAGCTGGAGGATAAAATTTAGCGACAATAAAGCCGGAAACTAGACCCACCAATAAAATGCAAAGAGAAATCAGAACAATTAAGGTTACCAATAAACTAATCATTGCGGTCGTTCTCCGAGATTTTGTTTGTTTATTTTTAGCTCAATTTTAAGATTGATTTCTCTTGAGAAGAGAGTTATACTCTTAACAATAGTAAAGAAAAAATTATCTTCTCGTCTTTTTCGGAGCAAATACTCCTTACCCCTATTTAGTTTTGGGTTTTGCACGTCTACCGAGCCTTTTATCATAAATGTATTTCTCTGTGTCTGTAATAAATGACTCAAGATAAATCTTGATCTTCCTCGCAAAAGGCTTTGAGAGGTGCCCATAAGCCTCTCTAAGGTAGCTGTGCCTAGGGTCTTGACCTCCTTCAAGGTATTCGGACAATTCTTGAATAATGGCTAATATATTGAGTGCAGTGTGACTCTTAAGAAACTCCTGGGCATCGGCACGTCTGAACTCTTTTTGTTGCAGATATGTGTAAAAATTAAGAATAAATTTACTTTCTACAAATGCAAAATCAATAGCTTTTTCAATGTCAGTGTGTACTTCTTCCATTAGAGAATCTTTTGATTCCGTAAAAATAGAATCGTATCTTTACAACCTCCTAGTTTTGTTTCACCTTGAATTACTTGAGGAAAAGTTGAGCCTTCTCCAAAAATTGCGTAGAATTCTTCCTTTGAAAAATGTTTATCAAGAGTGAGAATTTCATGTTCTAAATTGGCCAGGTTCATCACCTGTTTAATTTGTTCACAATATGGGCAATTTTCCTTTGAATAGATTATATATTTCATTGTCTGTTTAATTTCTGCTCTAATGCTGCTAATCTGTTTTCTTTTTCTCTTTCTATTCTTTGTCTTTCTGCTTCTTCTGCTCGGGCATCAGCTTCGGCTTGCTGTTGTTCTCGACGGGCTTCTGATTCTCGCTTTTGTTTAATTAAACTCTCTTGAGTTCGTTGAGCCGAATTTTGTCTACTTTGGGCAACATCTTCATAAAATTGATGAAATGTTTTCATTTCGTTATTCTAAATTATGAATTATTTATAGGTCAAAGATTTTTCCCTGGGCTTGTTGTTTTAGTAATTCTAATTCTTCTAGTTTTTGTTGGGTTTCATCTTTGTTGGAAATAGCACTCGTAACTTGTATTCTGAATCTTTCGTCATTGTCCAGGCAAATATTTATTAATGCTGCTTTAGGGTTTTCTGCAACTCCATAGCGAACATCCACACTCTCATCTTGGGCAAGAATTGTTAGGATTTCTGTTGGCGTGTTGGGGTTTTCTGCAACCCAATAGCGAACATAACAATTCTCATCTCGGGCAAGAATTGTTAGGATTTCAGGTGGTGTGTTGGGGTTTTTTGCAACTCTACAGCGAACATCAGGATTCTCATCTTGGGCAAGAATTGTTAGGATTTCTGTTGGCGTGTTGGTGTTGTATGCAACCCCCCAGCGAACACTAGCATCTTCATCTCGGGCAAGAAGTGTTAGGATTTCTGGTGGTGTGTTGATGTTGTAGGAAAGTTCAAGTTTGTTCATTTTACGGATGATTGCGATTGGATTTTGTTTTTAAATGCTTGTTCAATTGTAGCGTCATCTATGCTCACATTTCTTCGGTTAGGATATTTTTTCAGGGTTATATGCCAAGAACCGTCTTCACGAGCTAGACTAGAAAGCTGAACGTCAGAATATTTATTATAAATCTTCCATACTCTTTCTAACAGATGTATTCGGGTATCATCGGATTGAATAGCGGTTTCCGAAACGTGTTCATAAATTGGCTGACTACCATACTTTTTGGTCACGTCGTAAATATCGGTAAATACTGGACCCCAACTCCAGGCTTGTGGTAGTTCATCTGTAAGCGGTTTATTATATAAGGCTAAATGCCATCCGTGTGCAAAATATACAAGTTTTTGCAGTCTTATAGCTGTAATTTTATGATTGATACGCCAGGCTTTTCCCAAAAACCAGTTGGCAATCACCAGAGATTTAATGGGTTCCAAGTCTTTCTCCAAGTCGTTTTAACTTAAAATTCATGCGATCTTCAACTTCATTCTCAACTTCCATTGCATAAATTATCTGCTGAGTCATAATGGCAACATCTGCCAATTCATCAATCATCAATGGCTTAGCATCTTCACCCTTACGTCTAAGTTTATTGCACGCAACTATTAATTCGGCGCATTCTTCTTGGAGCTGATCCATTTGTGGCCAAAAGCCCCATTTTACTAAAGCTTGAGAGTATAGAATTTTTGAATCATTACTCATTTTGTATTCTCCATTTCTTTATAAAACTCATAAGCTCTTACAGTTTGAATGACTTCTCTTGTTGAATTTGGGTTTCTTTCAACTCTCCAGCGAACACTAGAATACTCATCTCGGGCAAGAATTGTTAGGATTTCTGGTGGTGTGTTGGGGTTTTCTGCGACTCTACAGCGAACACCCCAATTCTCATCTCGGGCAAGAATTGTTAGGATTTCTGGTGGTGTGTTGGGGTTTTCTGCGACTCCCCGGCGAACATCCTGATCCTCATCTCGGGCAAGGAGTGTTAGGATTTCTGGTGGTGTGTTGGGGTTGAGTGCAACATTCAAGCGAACATCCCAATTCTCATCTCGGGCAAGAATTGTTAGGATTTCTGGTGGTGTGTTGGGGTTGTCTGCGACTCTACAGCGAACACCCCAATTCTTATCTCGGGCAAGAAGTGTTAGGATTTCTGGTGGTGTGTTGGGGTTACGTGCAACTCCACAGCGAACACTAGAATTCTCATCTCGGGCAAGAAGTGTTAGAGTTTCTGGTGGTGTGTTGGGGTTGTCTGCGACTCTACAGCGAACACTCCAATTCTCATCTCGGGCAAGAAGTGTTAGAGTTTCGGGTGGTGTGTTGGGGTTTTGTGCAACCCAATAGCGAACACTAGAATCCTCATCTCGGGCGAGATGTGTTAGGATTTCTGGTGGGGTGTTGGGGCCCAAAGCTTGTTCCTTTAAATTCATATTGAATGAACCTCTACGACAACATTATCGCTGTCGTCAACAAACACAAGTCTTCTACCTTTCTGCTCCTCTTGTTTGGCGATGAATAAAAGGGCAACTCCTTTTCTTACAATATCAGGCGAACTGAGCCCGAAATCTTTTTTTAGTAGAGTTACAAAGGTCAGAAATCTTTTATTCTCATCGGATAGTGCTTTCTGCTGCGGATTTTTAAGAAATTTCATTATGTTTAATCGGTGGAGAATCATCAGCACCCTCGATGGATTTTACAAATAATTCGGTGAACTTTTCCATTTTTTCTGGAACCACTGTTGATGGATCGTAACTAATAGCCATTCTAAGACTATTCATCTCTTTCCACTCATCATCGGTTAGTTTCATAGACATTAAAAGTCACGGAATAAGTTTCATTTTCTTTGGATTTGTAGAACAGTTCGCGTGTTACGTTGTCCCAACCAAAATTGTTTGGTTCTAGATTACCCAAGAATTCTTCTTGAGTGAAGTTTTCAGTTTCTCTACGAAAAAACCAAATTGTGAAACTTGGTTGCTCTTCGGCAGATTCTAGAATTTTTGTTGAGACGTGTTTTGCAATCTCAAAGTATCCTTCAAAGGGGCAAGATGTCTCCATTTTATTGAATGTAAGTAAGAATGTTTTTAAGGTCGCTTACTGTAAGTTCAGCGGATCGTTCATCGTCTCCAGTATTAAGTCCGTGAATAGTTTCGGGATCCATATTTCTCAACTTACCATATTCTTCAAGGAATTTTTCTACTCTGTGGATAGATTCACAGGTGGCTTCATCAACAGGATTAGCCGATCTCTCTAGCCATATACTCAAATCTCGGGTTTGTTCGGGGTCAAGATTAGTGACAGTTTCATTATCCGAGTGCCAGTGGTCCTGAGAGTGTTCAAGATATTCAAGAGTAAGCTCTGGCAGCTCTTCAGGATAGCTGTAACGCACGAAACGACAGGTTGGAGATAACTCAAAAGTTTCGGACATATTATTAGAAAGACCTAGATCATTCATAGATTCCTCAAAGCTGTAAGTGCGTTCTTGGCCATTAGCGACTCGTTCTGCGATTCTTATTGCTTCCTCAACTTCTTGGTCTGTTTCCGCGTTGAGAGGAACACAATAAGAAGCAATAAGAGTTTTCATTCTTTCAAAGATGACCCGATTATCGCCAATAACATTCATAAATTCGTTAGAGGTTAGATAAATGTAACTATCAACCATCTTTTGCAAATTCTGTCTTAAATATGGCCTAAGATTAAGTCTCATTCCTTGTTCATGTAATTGCTCTTCTAGTCTTGGAGCCTGAAGACTAAACTCAAGTTCAAGAGAAGGGGTGTTATTGTCTTGAATAGTTCGCGGTT